TGGCTTGACCCAGCTCGTCTTGAGCTTCTTTTTCTTTTCTTAGCGCTGCCTCTCTTCTTTGGGATATTATTGTGGACGCAGTAATCGCTGCGTTCAAAGCCAATATACCAACTGTAAAGGGTGTAAGAGATCCTCTCAAGAAAGATGCTGTTGATTTTCCAGCTTGTTTTGCTTGCATTGCTAACAAGGCAAACATCTCCGCACTAAACGCAATGTTGTTACCTATAGCCCTCATACCAGTAGCAAATCCAAAGTTAAACTGAGAGGCATCCTGAATCAAATCACCCATAGAAAACGCCAACTGATTACCTATAGCAAAAGACTTGTTTGACGTCCTCATTGCAGCAGCTTGTCTTTTTTGCTGGGCCGTAAGTTTCTGAACTGCCACCGATCCTTTCTTGAGTTCTGCTCTATAAACTCTTAGTCCTGTTACTGCTTGCGTGTGAGCGTTGTTTAAACTTATTAAGGTCGCTCTAGACTCTTTGAGTTGCCTGTCGTTTAATCTGCCTGTATTTATTAATCGTGTTACAGCTTGTTTTTGACGCTCTATTGTTTGTATGTATTTTTTTACACCAGCCTGAGCTAGAAACGTTGAGCGATGCTGATCTCCATATACTTTAACATTAGACTTTAAAGTTGCTGTAGCTGTTTTTGTTGCAGTAATAAATTTGTTAGCATCTCCTATCGTAGAGGTATATTGTTTTTGAAGCCTTTCTAAAGATTTATCTACTTTCTGTATTGCTGCAGCGGCCTGACGTTCAGCTTGGGCTTTTGCTTTTTGAGCTTCTTTTGCTTTGTTTATTGCGGCTGTTCTACCATTAATTATCTTAGATGATTGCCTTTCCGCAACATTTAGACTATTGACGCTTGATGATAGTTTTTTATATTCTGAATCAGTTAATTTAAGTCTATCTAACTGCTGGGAACCAAGCTGCGCACTTCTTAATACTTCAGCATTTAACTCTTTTAATTTTCTAGCTTTTCTCTGAGTGCTTTTGGCGTTTAATCCATCTTGTCTTTCTAATCTTTCGTATTCTTCCTTTGTTCTTCTAAGCTTATCTACAAGCCTGTCTGTCTCAGATGCAAACTCCTGTACACGTTTAGCATGCCTTGAGGTCGATTGTTCTGCTCTTTTAGATGAACTAGACGTCTTGTCTAGTTCGGCATTCATTTTTTTTATGCCCTTAGTTACGCCAGCAACCCTAGACTCTACCTCTTTGTTTACAATCTTATCTAGACCAGCTACTTTAGACTTATCTAATTCAAATTTAAGTTTATATACTAAAGTAGGCATGACTAATTAATCCTCTGTTGGTGGTCTATTATAATTGTAATGCGCCATTATAGCTTTTGTTATTTCTTCAATAGAGCAATTGGCTTCAAGTTCCTTCGCTCGCAATGGATCAAAGTTGGCAAGCACGTAACAATAATACTTGTACGAGCCGCCAACCTCGATCATTATATCATTAGATGCGAGCAAGTCTAATGATTCTAAAGTACTCCGACTCCATCTGAGGGTACTTGACGCCTGTTCGTAAAAAAATCCCACGCTTCCTCAAGCGTGCCTAATTCCAGATCGTCAGACTCCCATACTTTATCGTCTAATTCTTTTTCTAGTTTTATGCATTTATCTGCTGTATACTTACAATATTTTGCACGAAACTTTTCGTCCATCCTCCATGCGTTTATAGCATTGAGTTCCTCCAAGGTATAATCTTCAACATCATAGTCATCAGAAATTATTTTTTCATGTAGGCTAGGGTGATTCTTCTTATACCAACCTAAGAGCATATCTCTACGCTCGTCCATTATCTTATCAAAACGAATAGGGGTTGGTTTGACCTCAAACCGAACCCCCATAAATTCGCCAGTTACCTTCGTTATTCTTCCCATAAATTGCTCACTTATTTTGGGGTTATGTGTTAAACTCTACAAAATTGTAATCACCAGCTGCCGCTGTTCCTTTAATTATTTGAAGAGTTGGTTGTTTTATCTTAAAATCTACGTCTGCAGGCACAGTAAACACTACATCTATATATTCAGTATTTGATGGTAATACTCTTGAGTAAAGTTTAGTGCCAATACTGGTTAATTCTGTTGCGGTTCCTACTTGTGTATCAAAACCTGAGTCATTTGATGCTCCAGCCAAAGCAGAGTTACTGCTGTCATAAGCCTTAATACTTAATGTTGGACTAGGACTCACGTCAGTAACATCAGTAACCTGAACAAAAGCGGTAACCTTAGTTAAAGGGAATGGAAAATGTATTCTTCTTTCAAAAGTAATAGCCCCAGCCGTTTTTAATGTTTGCTCACTAGTAGATGTATCTAATAATGTTAAAGCATCTATATCCCCTGTTTGTCCTGTAAACTCATATCCAGCAGCGTCATTAGTATTGCCTCTTGTCCATTTGTATAGACACAGCCCATTTTGAGAGTATGCCATGTCTGAAGTATGTTTACCTGTAGAAGAACTGTATCCTCCTACAGCCTCTCTTGAACTAGTAAATCTAAACGATGCGTTGTCTTCAAATTGAGTTACAACTTGTAATGTACCCTCCGCCTGAAGTATGCTTCCATCCAGTCCTATACCAGAAAAGACAAGACTAGTTTGATTGGTAGCCCAAGTATTTAACTGAGATCTAGATGCCGAACTGTATAATCCTGTGGCTGTAATATTGTAAACCTTGCTTGTAATTACCTCTCTGTTGTTTTCTATTACTTGAACATTTGGCTCTATGCTTAAAACTTGTCTTGAAGCCTCAGCAGCGCCTTCCTGCACAACAGAAAATGTTTTTGTTTCAGATAGAGCATTAAAGTCTCCGCTACCATCAACAGAATTGTTTATTATAGCTAACTTAGTTAGTTGTGTGGACATTGTTGTTTACTCCTATTTATTAAGCAGTTCCATCTTCAGAGAACAACACCTTTCTACTGTCTACATCTTGAAGTTGTGCTACTATTACAGTTTCAAGTCTTCCGTTTTCAAATGATCGGTATCCTTGTATAAATGTCAAAAGAGGTAATCCAGATGTTGCATCGTTACCACCTAATGTAACGTCTACGCCTTTTCCTATGAGTTTAATAAACCCTTCTTTTGGCTGCTCTCCACCTATACCAATGTAATCAGCGCCAGTACTGTTACTGGTTCCTGCTGCTAATATAGGATCACTCGTTCCATCAAAATTAGTTTCAAGTGTTCTAATAACTATTCGACCAGTATATGACTCAAATAATTCACGTTCATTTTCAACCATAACTGTGTCTGGAGTCATACTAAGTTCTAAACCTTCTACAGTTATGTTATCAATGGTTCCTTTAAGGGTTTCAGTATTCCCTGTTCTATCAAATATTTGAGCTTTTTTAAATAATAACCTAGACATAATGGGTACTCCTTATATATTAAGATACAGCTAAAGAATTTAGCGTTGATATTTCAGAAGCTTGAGCATATAACACAGTTTCTCTTCTGCCGTTACTAAAGTCTTCGTGACCCATAATATATACAACAGGACTTGTTATAGTATGAGAACCTGTTGCACCATGAAGCTTTAGTTTAGCCTGCAATGGAAGAACCCCATCTGGAGATACGTAATCGCTGCTAAGTATTGCACCAGTTTGACCTGACCCACCTACTTGTTTAAAATTTGTATCGGTAGTTCTAATAACAATACGACCCGTAAACGACTCGTTTATTTCTCTGTTATTTTCTACTGCTACTGTAGCTGGCTCATTACTTATCTCTAAACCCTCCACAGTTATGTTTCTGATGTTTGATCCCCCACTACCTATTTGACTACCGTTAAGGTCGAGTATTTCAGCATGGGTAAATATTAATTTTGCCATTATTCTATTGTCTTATTTTAATTATACTTTCAAAGTTTACATTCGTTGATAGATATCCGTCTTCCTCATCTATAACATCCACACCAATCATTGATAAAGTTTGTACATCAGCGTTTATGGATCCTGCTGATGTCTCATTAGCCCAATCAATCAATTGATCTGTAAGTTCTAACATTCTGTCATAAGCAACCTCTATACCGCTATGCGAATCTGATTGCTCAACATACACATTAGCTTCAAAAAGTTGCACTAAATCTATGGGTTTCTCGTCCTCAACCCTATCAATAGCCGTACCACTAAGAAGTCTAAACACAACAACCTCCCTCTTAATGTCAGCTCTTTTTCTAATATCGATATTACCACCACTAAATTTCAATACCTTTTCTACAGTGGTTCTAGAGTCAGAACTAGAATAACTAGAATATGAACTTGTCAATGAATTAAATATAGTGTTTCTATCCATTTACTATTATTACTCGATCACTATTTAAAATATTAGTCAACCTCTTTTCAACGTTCTTTTTTATTTTTCTCGCAGTAGTTCCCCCATCTTCACTAATCTTTGCATCAGGAAACCATTGTCTTACAGGCATCTGTCTTCCGTCTATGGCACGACCCTTTTGATGGGCGTCCATATATCTTTGCATTTTGGTTTCTGCAGAGAAATTAAAATGTGCCTCATTACCATATAGATCATAGTCAAAAACACCCTGACTGAAAGCCCCTTTATTTTTACCCCCACCACCTCTACTCTTGTAGTGTAAATCAGATATTTTAGGCAGATTATATGACTCACGAGACTTCTTGTAATCGTCACTTTTTAACCTTTGAAATCTCTTGCCCTTTGCATCTAGACCTTTAAGGGACTGGCTTTTAATGGTTGTTTTTAGATCCGTAGCAGATGGATCAGTTACCTCAGATTCAAATCTTTGCGATTTTAACAGAGTTTCTAAATCTTTTATTATAGCCTGAGATATTTTCATTAGTACAAGCTCATGAATCTAACTCTGGGAGTTGTCTTAGGTTTAGCAAGTAAACCGCTAAGTCTTCTGAGGTTAGATGTTAAATATTGATTGTACATTGTGTAGTACTTTCTAGCTTTTTCATAAGAGTAGCTGTCTCTATGAGTTGCGTCTTGAGCGAACCACAACTCTAAAAATTTGTATGATAATAAATCAACGAGGAGTTCCTCCGAATCCGCAGCGTGTATAGCATCTAGTAGAGCTGTTTCTGTGCTATACGTAGTGTCGTTGATAAACTCTCTAAGATTCTCAAGAATATCCGTTTTAAGGAGCTTAATCGCCTTACCTAGTATGAGATTATCCTTCTCAGAGAGATTGAGCGTTGTGGAGCCTGTAGTGACGTTTACACCCTTAAAGGTTAGCTCTTCTAGTGCATCAATGTTATTTCTAGTAAGGGTTAGGTCACTGAACGCCATTATTGTTCGCTTTTAATCTTTTTCCATTCGTAATACCATTTCATAGTCATGTAACCTAACGTTACAAGACCGACAAGTATAGATATAGTTGTAGATACCTGTTGCAGGGTAATGCTCGATATAAATCCGAACATACCTATTATAGCCTTATAGTCCATTATGTCTTCTATACTGATCATAATAAAAAGAGAGCCGCATAAAGCGACTCTCCTTAAAAATTAGGCTTTGGCTACGTTGCCTCTAATGTAGCGACCACCTAAGTCTGGTCTGAATACTTTAGTTCCGTAAAGAACTTCGATAAGTATGTCAGCGCCTGACTTGGTTTCTTCTACAGTCAATGTGTAGTTCACATTGTTAGTAGGCTCGAATCCAGCAGCTCTACGAACTCCAGAACCTGAACCGCTATCCACTGAAGGCATTACAGCAGTTACTAAGGCAAGGGCAGATGGGTCGTAGAAGAACTGCTCACGACCAGTGTCACCTGAAGCAATATCAACTGGGTTGATAGTAGCGTTATTAGCAACAGCAGCACGTAATGGCTCTTTAAGAGTCAATACAGTTCCAGTTTGGCTTTCTACAACGTAGAAGTCATCAGTACCTTTAGCAGAACCGAAAGTAACGATGTCACCCTCAGATAAAGATACAGTTGCAGCACCGCCAGAACCATCATCAATCGTTAGCTCAGTTTGTCCTACAGCTTCGTCAGCAGCTAATACAGCATCAGTTACAGTAGCGACAGTGTGGCTAGAACCTTCGTTGTCGATGAAGAAGTCAAAACCATAAGCACGACCCATAGCTCCACCTAATTGGATACCTGAGTCTCCACGAGTGTTAGCTTGTTGGAATAGGCTTAGTGTAGTTAAGTCTTTCTCAGCGAAAGGATCAATAACCATCATCATGTTGTCAGATACAAACTTACGAGCAGCCATGATTCTTCGGGCTTCAGCAAGGTCGTTAGCGTCTAACACAGTAGAGTCAGTGTTATTGTCAGCGAAGGCTACTTCAAAAGCAGCACGTGCTTCAGTTTTGATGTCGCTATTGATTTGGTCAATAAGCTGGTGTAGTCTTGGAATGAAGTGCTGTTGTACTAAATCAGGAAGCGCAAACTTCTGGTCAGCTTTGTCGATGCTGAATCCAGAGTAGTAGTGCTTGTTGATTACTAGTTGCTCTTCGTTAGCATCAGGAGTACCTAGAGAATAAGACCCTGAGTATGCAGAAGGAGAACCAGTAGGCTTTACTGCACGAGTGATGCTTACAGTCTTGTTACGAGCTGCAACGAGACCTTCGATTGATGCGCCAGCTACGTTAGTAACGGCTTTGGATACCATTGGTCGGTCTGGATATTGGTTAGCTAGTGCAACCTCAACAAACGCCTCTGGCTCATAGATGGAAAAATTACTATTAATTGCCATGTCTTTATAAAAGTTAAATTAAATGTTGGATTATATTTAGCTTTTGGGTCGCTATGACCAGAACATGACAATTAAGGTTTTGCCTAACCATAAGATGGATTTACGCTTGTTCAGCCCAACCGCCTGCGGCTCTGGAGGCACCGAATAGCTCCTCAGCCTTAGCACGATCTGCTGGATTAGACGAGCGTACAAGTCTTTGAAACTCTGCTCGACTAGGTCTTTCACTAGCTGGAGTACCACCAGTTGCTCCGCCAGCGCCCACTTTCTTGGGCTTTGCAAATTGTTTAGCAAACTCTGCAAGAGAGTTTCCTACCGATTTTCTATTGCCTTGAGCATCTAAATCAGGAACACCACCTTTGGTCTCCATTTGATTCAGTGCTAATTGCTCTTTGGCTGCCTCTGCTTGTTCTTGGTATTGTTGCAACAGTTCTCGCAACTTATCTGCTTCGCCCTTATCCTCTTGCACAGGTTGCATTTTACTTGACAATAAAGAGAACGCATCATCGAGAGTATTGACATCATCACCTAATATTTCAGAGAATTTATTTATTACGTCACGTTCAACTTTGCCCTTACCTTCGTTGTAAGCGCCCCTAAAGAACTTGTCTTTATCGAACTCAGGTTGCTGTGTTTGTACGTTTTGAGAAGTTGTCTCTTCTGTTGTTGACTCAGGAGCGTCAACGGACTCTATGTTTTCTTCACTCATAATGTTTATAAGTTAGTTACTGCTCGCTATTTAAATCAATACCAAGTTCTGCTTGGCGTTGAAGCTCTTCCTGTGGTAATATATCAATAAGATTTTTAAGATCACCACTTGTTCTAGGAATACCAAACTCATCGAAATGATCCATCACAAGTTGTATATCTTCTTGTGGCATAGAACGCTTTCTCATGTATTCACCAGTAAGTTTCTTGAGTAGAGGTAGAGGTAATACGTGATACTGCATACCCTGTGTAATATCTGAAAATATCTCTGCGGCGCTGGACAAGTCGTAATGCTTTGAATACGTAACGTTATACTCCATAGGATCTTCGTCACGAACCTTAGCCATTCTCTTAAGGACTTGCATCTCTATCATTTCCATGTCCATAGCCGTAGAAGCTAGCAATCCTTGTTCATCTACGTTATCGAATCTTTTAGACGATCCTGATACGTTGCTCTTAACAATGGACTTGTCTCTGACCTGAGCCATCAAGAATATCAACGACATCAAGTCACCAAAAATAACATCTCTAAGGTGCTGAAGTCCCTGCATATCTGCTTGATACAACATATTGTTAGGTATCTGCTGCTCATCAGGAATGATGATAGCCATACCTACACCCTCTTTGATGGTACGTGAATCGTATTGATCATCATCAGCAACTCCAGCTAGAGACCTAACTATGGAATCTGTAAGTACAGGAATGGGGTGACCAAACAGCTCAGAACCTTTCTTGAGATCATAAAAGAGTTCTGAGGCTGCAAGGTACATTCCTTTCAGGGAGTATCTACGAGGCTTGCCAACTATAAATGAGCTATTAGCATCGGTTTGACCCTTGAGTAGCGTAGCTGGAACCTCACTAAATGGGTTAGGTATCTCAAGCGTCTTCTTTTTAATTCCGTTTTCTTCGGTGTACACACAAATGTATTCAGGAGTATAAGCAGTCCACTTATGCTTTTTGACGTTGTGTATGTCGTAATACATCTGACGAGTTACGAGCAGGGTCAATATCCCTTGCTTTACCTCAAAGTTCCATATCTCATGAGGTCTAACTACAAAGTTGTAAGGAACCACGTTACCATCTGTATCAGTAACAGGGTTACCTTCGCCATCCATCATGAGGTCGGTTACTACTGCACCGAATCCAAGAACCTCTTTTACGAAAAGAACCTTGTCTCTATAGAACTCAGTAATGGAACACCCTGCATCATCAAAGTTGGATTCTTTGTACATCCAAAAGTCTTTGTTTTGAGGGTAGCTTCTATTGACGTTGTTTTCGTCATATATTCTTTGTTGGGCTGAGAAGAACTTTTGCTCTAATGGAAATAGCTTCATACGAGCAAGTCTTTCTTTGTACTCGTCATTACTCTCTATCGTAGATTGAGCAATGATATAAGACTTGTCAGAAAAAACAGTACTGGATATAGCTGTGTATTCATCGTACTCCGCCTGAAACCAACTATTCATGATTTTAGCCCTGTCCAACACCACACTGTAGTATGGGTGACGGCTTTCTTTCATTACGATGTCTTCAACGACATCCTTCGGTACAGAGTAGAGTTTAGATGAATCAATCATAATTATTTCATTAAGTCCATTAACAAGTTAACTAATGTACCTGAACCTAATCCAGCTCCAGTAGCCCAAGCAACTATCTTCTGCTTGAATTTTACAAGTTCTTCGATTTGTCTCTCATTATTTTCTACTTTATATACGAGACCTTCCTTGTTGAACTCGTTGCCTAACAGTGCTTCTTTCATATCTTGAATGTCTTTGGTTATTAACTCAATGACAGAATGTAACTGTTTTACCTCGAATTTTAAATCTTTATTGAGCTGTTCTTGTGAAATTGCCATTATTTGATTACCACTTTTTACACGACCAGTAACGTGCGCTAAATTTATCTTTTGCTGTGGAGCAACGATGTCTAGCTCTGAACGACTTTCTGCGAGCAGGTTCGTTCTTGCGTATGGGCATATTAGGGTCACCGTAATGGACAATCTTTACTTTGTCACCTTTCTTAGCTAAAACTACAAACTTTTTGTCATCTCTCCAACTGTTGCGAGGCTTGTTGAAGCCAGCAAAGGTATTACCCCTATACTTTATACGACCACCGCTAAGTCTAGTTACTCCTTTCATGGTGACAAAATAATTATTATTTATGTTTTGATTCAATACTAAATTATAGTATTGATTTGTAGTGATATTTTATTTTATTTTTGATCTATGGCAAATGAACCAGCAAAACCAGCTTTATACAGCAGAGTCAAATCTGAGGCTAAACGCAAGTTTAAGATATTCCCTAGCGCATACGCTTCTGCGTGGATTGTAAAGGAATATAAGAAAAGAGGCGGAACGTACAAGGGTAAAAAGTCTGGTAAAACAGGTGTGGCTCGATGGATGAAAGAAAAGTGGACTACTCAAGATGGACAGGCTTGTGGATCAGCTAAATTCAAGGGCGTAAAGAAATGCAGACCTACGGTACGTGTTTCATCTAAAACCCCTGTTACTTGGAAGGAACTTAGAGCAAAAGGCAAGGCT